CACCGACCTAGCCGAGTTGGATCAGGCCGCGTTTCTGTGTTTTTTCGCGAAATTTTTGGGTGGGTACGAGGATAATATGAAACGGGTTTTTGGGGAGATGGTGGGGAATTGACAGTTCGATACACAATTGAAGCTAAGCCGACTTTCTACAACGGTGTGCAATTCCGCTCACGGCTTGAAGCAAAATGGGCCGCATATTTTGACTTAGAGGGATGGAAGTGGTGGTACGAACCTATTGATTTAGGAAATTGGTCGCCTGATTTTCTAATCAAGTTAGAGCCTAGTGATGATGGATGTTACATAGAAGTTAAACCTATCAGGAAATTTGATCGAGATACTGCAATCAAGATGCTTATATCAACCGCGCCAAGAGTTGCGCTGTTCGGGTTGGATAATGAATCTTGTTGGTGGTGGTCTAAATACGACGGTGAGTTTTTAGACTTTTCGCTTATCAGTGGTGAAGGAGAAATGTGGAAACAGGCGTGCAACACCGTTCAATGGCGCTGCTCATGACGTCACCATTCACATCAACCGCAGCGCGTTTGGTCGATAACGGTTACAGCGTTATTCCGATTTACCCCGGCCGTAAAGTTCCGGGTACGTATAGTTCAAGGGAATGGTGGCACACGAGCGAGTGGCAGCGTTGGTGTGATAGATTGCCAACTGATATTGAATTGGAGCATTGGGACAAGTGGCCTGATGCTGGAATCTGCACGCCGTTAGATCATAAGTTAAAAGTTATAGACATTGACACAGACGACTCCGCTTTGATGTCGGCTGTAATAGCTGTGTTGCCGGACAGTGAGGTTAAGAAACGTGGAGCTAAGGGATTTTCTGCCTTCTACCGTGGTAGCAAAGCGATTGTTAGCCAGCCGTTTAGTGTGGGAAAAACACGAGTTGTTGACCTCTTGGCATACGGTAGACAAACCGTATTACCCCCCACTATTCATCCTGACACGGGCCAGCCGTATCATTGGCTTGGCAATGAAACGCTTGAAACAGTTTCTATAGATAATCTTCCTTTGCTGCCCGATAATATTGCGGAGTTGTTGGCGGCTGCGCTAGAGCCGTACGGTTATGAACCGCAGGAAGAACACCACCGCCTGATGGCTGGCGATGGTGAAACTTATTGGCGCAAGATCAATGATACAGCGCTGTTGAATTTACCCCTTTGGGTGCCCGACTTAGGGCTTCGTGAAACCAAAAAGCAGGGTCGCGGGTATCGTGCTGTCGCTCATTGGCGACCCGAAATAAATTCTAACGCCAAGGGAGAGGCTCTATCCTTTCATTCAAATGGGATCAGAGATTGGGGTGATGAGGACAAAAGCTACACGCCGATCAGTCTCGTTATGCAGGCCAATTCTTGCGATATGTACACTGCGACAGACTGGCTGGTAAAACAACTTCGAATGGAAGATGATGAAGAGCCTGACAATTTTGATTACGCGGGTTTTATCGCAAGATCGATGGCCAAGAAAGAAGCAAACATCAAGCCGTTGGTGGCACCTGAGCCAGCACCATATATCGAACCGATAGTAGCAAAACACGATACCATCAGAGCGCCACGCGGAAAGGTAGACCCGTTCTATCTTCCGAACCAAGGCGGGTTGGTTGAAGAAATATCGCAATGGATCATGGAAACGGCTCGCGTCCCTGTGCCTGAGTTTGCCACGATAGCTGCGATCACGTTCTTAAGCGCGTTCTTCGGCAGGCGTTACGTTACGCCAACTGAACTTGGCATCAACATCTATATGATAGGCATTGCTGGCCCGGGGTTCGGTAAGGACCATCCTCGGCGAGCCATTGAGATGCTTGGTCACTACGCCAGTGCTCAACACTTCATCGGACCAAACGACGTGACTAGCGACTCCGCGATCGAAAAAGTTGTAAGGCGTCGACCTTGCTTCGTCATGCCGCTAGACGAAATTGGTTTCATGTTTCAGGCCATGTCCGGCAAGAACGCGTCTAGTTGGGCGCGTTCAGTTCGCAAAACTCTTCTTGAATTATATTCGAAGTCCACTGCGGTATGGACAGGAAAAGAGAAGGCAGACGACAAGCAGGACTCGTCAGGTGACCCAGTATGGTTTCCTACGGTTTCTTTGCTTGGAATGTCGACACCAACTGAATTCTACGCCGGTATTACTGAGTCGAATTTCAGCGACGGGTTTATGGCCCGGCTAACGATCATTGAGGCTGTCAACGCACCAAAGAGACAGGAAGGAAAGAGTCTCCTAAAGACACCCGCGCTGCTCGTGGAGTCGTTAAAGAAGGCATTTACGGCGTTACCATCCAAAGGAAATCTTGCACTCGTGCAGTCACGCGACTCCAAAGCAAAGCCGACACTGCATCAGTGCGAGTGGGGTGATGGAGCAAAGCAGAAGTGGAAAGAGTATGAGCAATGGCAGCTTGACTATATGTCAGACAAGCCAGAGTACGAAGGTATCGTTGGGCGAACGGCCGAACAAACTTTGAAGATCGCTACCGTTCGGGCAATTGGCAGAGTTCCAAGCAACCCGGTGGTTACAATCGATGATATCGAATTCGGTTATGCAATCGTGCAACGGTCAATTGATATGATTGATGACGGTGTGCGAAAGCATATGTCTTCGTCTGAGTTTGAGTCACTGCACAAAGTAATTCTTGGACACATTGAATCGGCGGGTGAAGACGGTATTTCTTTCTCTATTCTTCGTCGTAAGAAGGGTGTCGCTGCAGCTAAGAATCAAGAGTACGACGGGGCGATAAAATATCTGATGGGCACAGACCAAATAGAGTCCAAAACAAAACCAACGACGGGCGGTAGACCTAGCGTTAGATACGTCGCAAGCAACCCTTCTTTGCAAAGCGTTGGCGGGACGTAGGCAGCTTTCTTGTTTGCAAAGAAGTCCTTCTTTGAAAGTCCAAAAAAGACAACTTGTCCTAGAGTCTCAGTAGTTTCTTATTTATTGTAGTAAATGGGGGGGGGTATATATTAAACCCCCAATCGAGAGGTGCCAAATGGGGGGTGAATTAGTACCCCACCAACAACAACGAAGAAGTCTCTTCAAACCCAAAACCGTCCGCAAACCAAAGCCCAAGCCTGAGTGGAAATTACAGGCCGCAGTCGTCTCAGATTTCCACAAGTGCCAAGACATGGGGTGGGAGTTCGAATTTGCCGGGGATATGGCGGCCGGTAAGCGGAACGGAAGCCGGGCCAAGTTGACTGGTTTGAAGGCGGGGGAACCCGACGTTCGGATTTACACAGCACCAGCCCGGCTAGGAATGATCGAACTCAAGACAACCAAAGGCAAGTTGAGCGACGAGCAGATAGATCGGCACGCAGCGCTTACCAAGTTGGGGTTCAAAGTGCACGTGGTGCACGCTGCGACGGAAACAGAAGCGGCTAGTAAGTGCCGGGTGATACTTAGGGGGATGCTGAGACAATGACTGAACGAAGCAAAGATTGGCTAGAAGGATATGAAGTCGGATACAGCGAAGGTGAAAGCAGCGCCAATGCGGATTGGTTCATCGTATTATCAGAAGCGTTCTACGACATGACTCCTGAGATGGGACCGAAAGAGTTTTTGGAAATGTTGCAACGCAAAGGCATTGCAGAGAAATGATCCTCCTACAAAAACTAGAATCCGGCCTAGCCGCACGTCGCGCCGAACTAATCAACCAACCGCTGGCGCGATGCTGGGGTGAGTTGGCGAAGGTGGCGGAAGAGATTTGTAACGAGCACGCAATAGAGAATGGCTGGTACGACGCATGACACTAGAACTCGTAATAGACAACGACGCTCCGAAAAATAATGCCAAAGGATACAAAATTGTATCACAGCCAAAGCTTTACCAGCGTAGCAAAGACTCTGGCATATCGGACGGCCCAACGATTGAGCGTATTAAGAAGACCTTTGCCGTCGATAAGGATGGTGGCCTTGAGGTAGTCCTCACCGAAGACGGAGCACGCCAATTCCAAGACGAGCTTCTAGTCCGCATGGCCAGCAAGGGCCAGCTATACCCCGACACCAAGATCAACGAGGCGCTGCTGTTGGCCGGGACCAAGTACCACGAGGATTGGTACGGCGCGGGAATGAGCGGGCTACAGGCGATCGATTACGGCAAGGTATCGGGCGGGCAGGGCGGTTCCGGTAGTTCTATGCCAGCCAGCCGGATTGCTGCCCAACACAGGGCTAACTACCGGGAGGCTCGAAAGGCGTTGCCAGCCAAGTACAGACGGCCCGTAGAGGCGATCCTTTTGGAAGGGAAGTCAGACCTAGTGGCGATCGGTAAAGCTATCAGCGGGGCAGCTAGCCCCCATACGGCCCGTTCTGTAGCGATTGAGAGATTTACCACGGGGCTGTACCTATTGGCGCTACATTACAAGATGGTAGTGTAGCTAGGAGTTATGGAAACGGGTTGCTATTTGTACCGTTTCGAGTTACAACTCGTCCATACCCCAAAGGTGTCTCTCGCGGGGAAGAACCAAAAACTGAGGAATAGGCAATGCACGCGGTTTTAGCGGCTGCTATCGCTAATCCGCGTTTTGCAAGGCCGTACGGCAGCGAGCGCGGAGAGTGGGGCTTTGAGGCTGGAGTTTCAGGCGTCGACAATTTCATGAAAATGAACAATGCCGGACCACCACCCGCAGAAGAAATGAGAATGGAGCGGTCCATTGCGTCCGGCCGCGCAGCACCTATCGGAACACACGGATTACACTAACACAGCTACCAGCCGCCGCGATTATAGGGCTGTACGCGTAAATGTAGCAGAGCGCTTTGCGGTGAAGTGCTCTGCAATGAATTCAGTCTAGCGCAACACGAGCGTTAGCAGTTGAGAGGGCAGGTCGCGGGTTCAAATCCTGCCGGGTGTTGGTAATACAGCCCGTAGCGCAGTCTGGTAGCGCGGCCCTCGTGAATATGCAAGCGAAGCTGATGGTTCATGGCCAAAGGCTGCGATAGGTTAATAGCCTTCCGCTTGCGACCAAGCAGACCCGGTGATGGGTATAGATGGCGAGGGGGCGCTAGACAAAAGCGCTAGGCTCAACGCGATCCGGGTGTAGATCAACCCCATCAACCAGTTTTTTCATTTGAGAAGGAAATGATTATGCTTACGAAATTTGCTTTGATTATCGGTTTGATGCTGCCGGGCTTCTCGGAACCTAAATTCCAGCGAACTGAAATTCCGACAATCGAGGAATGTTTGTCGAAAGCCAAGGAAGCCTTGGAAGCAACCAAGACGCACGAGGGCGAGGAATACATTTTCTCTGCCGCGTGCTTTGTCACCGGAGCGAAGGCAAATCCGGCGTGAACGGAACATTGAAGGCGGTTTTGGTCGTCAGTGCGATGCTACTGTTTATTTTCTTTTTGGCTCACCCAATCTAATTTCACGTGAACGGCAGAGTATGGCCGCCTAACCGACTGTGTCGGTGGTGTCTCACAAGACAGTGGGGCTGATAAAACATATTCAAGTTTTCGTCTGAGTGTAGCTCAGCCCGGTAGAGCAATCGCTTTGGGAGCGATCGGCCGCAGGTTCGAATCCTGCCACTCCGACCAATTTAGCCGCGTTAGCTCCAATTGGTTAGAGCAGCGTCCTTGTAATTCGAATGTTGGTGGTTCGAATCCATCACGCGGCACCAAGAAAACTCTGTGTCTGATGCGAACAGCATTAGGCGGAATTTGCGGCGCAGATTACGTGCCTGCCAAGGCGCAGAGTAGACCGCGCGGAGAGACGCGCAACGGGCTGCACTATCTGTTCTAGGGACTCGGTGCAGCCACCTTATTCCAATCACCTGCGCTGCCTCCTCCGGCGCGGTGACCGCCACCGGGTAGATCAATGAACGTGCGGCTTGCTTATATGCGCGCCGCGTTTGTTCGTTTGATCCCCGGTGGCAATAAATTTAGTCTGTCTACGTGATGAAAGAGGCAGGCCAGCTAAGTGGCAGGACGACAGTTTGTTACCGTCTGACTTAGCGCCGCGAATGCGGCTGCAAATTGGTATTTCGCACCGAAGCTAAGGAGCTTCGTCCCCGGCACTCTGCGGAGTGTCGGGTTAGTTTTGGGGAGAGAATGCAAACAGTACAAGTGTTGATTGAGGACGGAGTCGACTCTTGCATCTACTACGAGGATGTGAACGGCAATACGGTAACAAGAACGCTAGCTGTGAGGCTCATTAACGGCGGCGCGTTCTACGGTGATATCGGAAATGGGCGGCGAATTATGATTGAGGAATCACAATGACCCTTATCGACAGAATCCTGCAACGCCTGAAAGAAGCGTGCCAACCACCTGTGCCCCGATGGGCTTGAAGTTTCCGCCCGATGGCCATCCCTATTTCTCGTTGGAATATTGGGTATCGAAGAGGCAGAATGAAGACAGATTTCAGCGACTGAGGAGCTTGTTTAGATGGAATTGATTTGTTTTGGCTTTGGCTGGCTCTCAGCCTCTGCTTGGTACAAGTATGGTTCGGAATATTTCTTTCCGACTAAGTAACATTTCGTAATAGGAAGTCTGCGCCCGGAATAGCAGACACCACCCATTTCGTGAGAGGACGAAAAATAATGTCAGTTGAATTAGCTACGGCAGGCCCTGCCGACACTATCGAATTTAGCAACGTAACAGTTGTTCGAGACAGAGAAGGCCAGCTTTCGGTTTACGTTGGCGCTGAGAAGATGCTTGGCACTATGGGTGTAGCAATCGGGCAAGGTGCGCTTGGTTTAGCTGTCCCCATGTCACGCGTTCGCATTATGGAAGACATTCCAGCCACGCCGGTTCTTGAATACAAGGACAACATTATTATCGGCAACTTCACGAAGCTTGTTGTTCCGACAACTGACGGTGCAGCATGAGTATTACACACGATAAGAAATTGCGACTTACCGCCCTTGAGTTAGCCGTAAGAACAAATGCGGCCTCCTGCCACGCAGTGCAGGTAGCAAAAGACTTTTACACCTTCCTTAAAGGTGACAAATGACCACCAAAGTAACCATCGAAGTACCAGCACACGCCAACTACTGTGTTGAGACTGTCACTGCCAGCCGTAACAAAGTGTTGCCAGCAATGTACTTGCTGGCTGGCCAGCGTACTGACATCTACCTTCATGATGATTTGCAGATCGTGAGCATTCGTGAGGTTCCTGTACAATGACCATCCCAACAGTTTACATTATCGGCGCGGACAAGGGAGGAGTGGGCAAGACTACCGTCTCCCGCATTTTGCTTGACTACCTCAAGAGCAATGCCATTGAGCATCGCGCATTCGACACCGAAACACCCAATGGCGTCTTGAAGCGTTTCTATCCCGACAAGACTGCGATTGTCGACTTGACGGATTCAGACGGCCAGATGGCTGTTTTCGATACGCTCGGGCCGGTCGTAACAGTTATTGACATTCGCGCTGGCTTGCTCTCGCCAACGCTTCGCACGCTGAACGATATCGGTTTTATCGATCCCACGAAGTGCAAGCTTGTTGTTTTGCATGTGCTAGGCAATACGCAGAACTCGATTGATGAAGTAAAATCCATCACCGACGCAATTGCATCGTCTGTCTACGTGCCGATCGCAAACCACGTCAACGATACCAAGTTTGAGTTTCCAGCGAATGCATTGAACATTCCACAGTTGAACGTCAAAGCATGTGAGAGCGTAGATGCTGCTAGCTCCTCCTACACGTCCTACATCAACGCCAACAAATCCCCTGTGCTGTGTGGCTACGTGCGTCACTGGCTCGCGCTGTCCTATGTGCAGATGGATGCTGCGAAGTTGAACGTGTTGTGAGTGCTCTTGGTGAGAAATTGATATCGGCTGCGAAACAGATGCAGAGCGATACAGAGCCATACATTCGCAGTGATGACGGCGCAACAATGGTTGCGCTGTCTCCCGGTGTGTACGTGAATAAGGCGTGTCGGTTGTGAGTGTCGTAGCATGGGTTCTGGCTATCCCGTTTATCGGGGTAGCTGTTGGCGTCTCGTTGGTATTCATCACCGATCGTATACGCAAGTCGATTAGCAAGATGTTTCGTTATTAAGGATTTCATTTAGTGGCCACCACCTACGACCAAACCAAAGACCCATACTTTCAGGGTGGCGAAGCGACTCCATGTCGTACTTTCGTGGCTCTTACTGCATCCGATACTGTCGACTTTGCTTCATATCCAAAGCAGGTACAGTTGCTCACTGCGGGTACTGTGTCAGTATTGCCGCTCAAGAATGCAGACGGCACGTTCGCTGTTTATGCTTCGCTTAGTGCTGGCTTTGTGTTCCCGTATCGTATTCGTCGTATCAACGCCACCGGTACGACTGCTACGTTTGTTGGGTTGAATGATTAATGGTCACTGGCATGGCTGGTGTGTACCTAGTATGTGGTGCAACAGCATTAGGATGGATTGCTCTGATAGTTGCATTCATTAAGCAAGTACCACATGCCTAACGATCCATTCTACCACAGCAGGCTATGGCGTGCTGTATGCAGAGACGTTGCTGTTAGATCATGCGGTGTGTGTGAAGTACCTAAGTGTACATCACCAGCCAAGGTAGTTGATCATATCATATCACGTCGCAATGGTGGACGTGACCACGCTAGCAACGCACGCCACCTATGTAGACTGCATGACAATCAAGTAAAAGAAAAAGAAGATGGCACACGCAAGAGTAATGGTGTGTTCAAAGTAATTGGTTGTGATGTTGATGGATGGCCGATTAGTAGTACCTAATAACGTGGGGGCCCTTACGTCCTTAGCACATTTGGGAATGCGGGACCGACATGGGCCATCGTCGGCAGACTCTAAATTCAGATGTTGACCCCCAAAATCGTGATTTTACGTACTGAACTGGAATAAAAATGCCCCGGCCGCGTGTGCCAAAGGCCAAGTTGAAAGCAACCGGCCAAGATATCGGCACGAACGCCGCTAACTACAAAGATCGCAAAGAACCCAAGTCGAAAGGTCCGCTGGGAAAGCCACCCAAGTGGATGAAGCTGCAAAGCCAAATCGATGCGTGGGAATCTTTCTCTGATGAGCTTCCTTGGCTGAATCATTCACATAGAGCGTTGATGGAAATCGCCTGCAATCTTCGCGGGCGAATTATTGCTGGCGAAGAGGTTGGTGTTCAAGCGCTGGGGCAACTTAGACAGTGCCTAGGCCAGCTTGGCGCAACGCCAGCGGACGCTTCGAAAGTAAACGTACCGGATGGCGAAGACGAAAACAAAGACCCTTCCGACAAATATTTCTAAAAAGCTACGCGCTACTAAACCAAAAGAAGACACTCGTCCTGATCCCGTAACAGCTTGGGCGCACTCTGTTGTAGACGGCAAGATTGTAGCAGGCCCGCACATTCGTAATGCGTGTCGTCGTCATCTTAAAGACCTAGAGCGCGGCCACGAACGCGGACTCGTTTGGGATTTGGATGCTGCGCTAAAGGCTATCAACTTCTTTCCTGATGTGTTGCGATTGAACGGCGGCCAGTTCGAGGGCCGACCGTTTCATCTACACCCTTCGCAGGCTTTCAAGACCGGTTCGCTATTTGGTTGGAAGCGTGCGGATGGAACGCGACGTTTTAGACGCGCCTATATCGAGGAGGGCAAGGGCAATGGGAAGTCGCCTTGGGCTGCAGGAACTGGCATGTATTGCCTTCTTGCAGACGGTGAAGCACGAGCAGAAATCTACGCGGCCGGTAAGGACAAGGACCAAGCTATGGTCTTGTTCAGAGACGCCGTCGCTATGTGCGATCAGTCCCCGGCCTTGGCCAAGCGCCTTACGAAGTCAGGCGGCAATCCTGTTTGGAATCTTGCGGACCTAAAGACAGCTTCGTTCTTTCGGCCAATCGCTGGCGACGTACGCAGCGGACCTAGGCCCTACGTAGCCCTCTGCGACGAGTTGCACGAACACCCTAGCCGCCAAGCAATTGAAATGCTTGAACGGGGTTTCAAGTTTCGTCGCCAGCCGCTGTTGATTATGATTACTAATTCCGGCTCTGACCGGAACACGGTTTGCTATGAGGAGCATGTCACTGCCACAAAAGCAGCGGCAGGTACACGCACTCCAGATTCAGACGCGACGTTTGTTTACGACAACGAAGACGTTGTAGTGTTTGACGATATGTTTTCGTTTGTCTGCTCGTTGGACAATAATGACGACCCACTTAAAGACCCGCTGTGCTGGCCGAAGGCCAACCCACTGCTAGACGTTACGATTACCAAGACCTATCTTGCTGGCGTTGTTCGGCAAGCCAAAGCTATCCCCGGAAGTATGAACGGCATTCTCCGTTTGCACTTCTGCATGTGGACGGACGCCGACGAGTCTTGGATGAGCCGTGCGGCACTTGAGGAAGTGTTGGCGGACTTCGACCCGGAAGTATTGCACGCGGGTAAAGACGTTAGCGTTGGTATCGATCTTTCGGCGGCTCAAGATTTAACAGCTATGGGGTTTGTTGTTGAGACTGACCTTAATGAAGACGGCAGGCCGACATACGACGCGTGGGTAGAAGCGTGGACTCCGAAAGATACGATTGAAGAACGGTCGCTTCGCGATAAGGCCCCATACGATGTTTGGGATAGTCAAGGCTGGCTTCACGCGATTCCCGGAAAAGCTATACGTCTGGATTTTATCGCTGCCCATCTTGCGACTATCCAGAGTGAGTATGCTGTTAAGGTTCTCGCATATGATCGCTACGGATATCGAAAGCTGACAGAAGAACTCGACTCGATCGGGTTAAACTTCAATGAAGTTGAGCACCCGCAAGGCGGCCGAAAACGAGCGCGACCCACAGAGACTCAACTTGAAGCGGCTAAGGATAACGATTCCGAAGCGCCGCTTGGTTTATGGATGCCCGGCTCTATCAAGGAATTTGAATCTCTGATCTTTGAAAAGAGAATCCGAATTCGCAGAAGCCCGGTTATCGTTTCAGCGATCATGTCGGCTGCGCTAGAACGTGATCCGCTATTTGATAACTATTGGTTTTCAAAACGAAAAGCCACGAACCGAATTGACCCTGTTGTAGCTTTAGCGATGGCCATCGGCGCGGCAACTATGAGCACTGAAAAAGTCACAGGCTCCTACCTCTCAACAACCGATCTACTTATTCTTTAGGAAAGCCCCGATGAAATCATTGATCCCCGATTTCATCGGGCTAGTCGGTGTTGCGTTAGTTTCTTACGGCGCGTGGCTGGTTTTGCCTGCAGCCGGATTCATTGTTGGTGGTTTGTTTATCATCGTCGGCGTT